TGCTCTCTAATGCCTAAAAAATCTTATTCAGCAAAGCAACGTAAGCTCGCTGCTGTTGCCCCACCACGGGATAAGATTACTGCTGCCGACATGAAAAAGTTACGTTCCAAGAAAAAGAGGAAAAAGAAATGAAGGTTAAGAAAGAACTCACAGCAAGGCAAAAGACTGCTTTAGCAAATCATAAGAAGAAGGGGACTCATACTGCAAAACACATGACAATAATGAAAGAAGAAATGTTAAAAGGTAAGACATTTATGGAAGCACATAAAATAGCAATGAGGAAAAAAGGAAAATAATGTCTAAACGTAGAGGAGTCAGTTTATCCGTTGGTAGAGGCGAAAAGTCCAAGAAGGGAGGGCTGACTGCTAAAGGTAGAGCTAAATATAATCGTGCTACTGGTAGTAATTTACAAGCACCTGTTACTGAAAAGAATCCAACAGGTAAAAGGGCAGCTAGACGAAAATCATTTTGTGCCAGAATGAAAGGAGTCAAAGGTCCGATGAAAGATAGTAAAGGCAGACCAACTAGAAAAGCATTAGCATTAAAAAGGTGGAGGTGTTAACTAATGACTTATTCAATTCCTGGAGATTACAGAACAAAGGTACAAACCTCTACAACTATTGGAGATATAGACAGTCCTTTTACTCGCACGAGGGCTGTTCTCGACATGATGAAAGGTTGGGAAATAATGAAAGCTGTGACTGAAGGAACAGAATATCTTAGAGAAAATAGTGAGGCATTTTTACCATTAGAACCAAGAGAAGATTACACAGCATATATGGCGAGAGTTAATCGTGCTGTATTTTCTCCTTTCACACAAAGATTAATAAGAGCAGCCACAGGTCTTGTTTTAAGAAAACCGATAACTTTAACAGGTGATCCATACTGGACTGAAACTTTTAAGGCAGATGTCGATGGTTGTGGCTCGGATTTAGATGAATATGCGAGAAGAATATTGATGTGTTCTCTTACTTATGGTCAAAGTCATATTCTTGTGGACTATCCTGCACCTTCTGGAGCATTAAGCCTTGCGGAGGAAAGGCAGCAAAATCGCAGACCTTATTGGATTGAAGTAGATCCTACAAATCTTTTAGGTTGGAGATTAGATAGAGAGTCAAATTATGGAAATCTTATACAGGCGAGGATTGCAGAGAAGGCTGTTTTACCAGATGGAGACTTTGGAGAAAAAGTATTTGAACAAGTAAGAGTTATTGAGCCTGGAAACTACAGAGTTTTTCGTAAGAAGGATCAAGTTGATGCGATGTATGACGTTGATGATAATTCATACATGGGTGAATTTAGTACTGGAACAACTGGAGAAGATTACAAATTAGCTGAATCTGGTAATTTTTCTCTTGGTGAAATACCTTTAGTTACTATTTATTCTGGAAAAACAGAAAATTTAGTAAGCAAACCACCTTTACTTGATATTGCTTATTTAAATCTTGCACATTTTCAAAGACAAGCTGATCTAATTCATAGTTTGCACGTTGCATCTCAACCAATGCTTGTGATGGAAGGTTATGACGATCAGACCAAAGACCTTGCTATCAGTGTAAATTATGCGATGGCAACACAACCTGGAAATAAAATTTATTATGTAGAACCAGCTAGTAGTGCTTTTGATGCTCAATCTTCTGAAATTAAAGAATTACAAATGCAAATGGCAACACTTGGAATCAGTACATTATCACAACAGAAGTTTGTAGCTGAATCTGCCGATGCCAGAAGATTAGATAGAGTAGATACCAACTCTATGCTTGCGATGGTTTCTATGGAACTTGAGCAAAAGTTACAAAAATGTTTTAACTTTTCTGCTGAATATGTAGGAATAGAGCCACCAGAAGTAAAAATCAGTAGAGATTTTGATATTGAAAGGCTAATTGGACAAGATATTACAGCATTAACAGCACTATTTGACCAACAGGTTATTGATAGAGATGAATTTAGGGATATTTTAGTTCAAGGCGAGGTTTTACCAAACGCAAATGAAGTCAAATCTGAATAGTCTGCTACAATAGTAGATAAATATACATATTTTTATGGCTAAATCCTTAGATAAGGTGCTTCAGCCCGATGGAACTTATAAGTGGGAACTTGTAGAACCTGGCTTATCTGAAAGAATGGGCAATGATCCTGGTACAGTTTGTCCTACTCCAGAAAAATTAGCTCCTGGAGAATTGGCTATTGATGAGACTGCTCCTGAAAGAGGTATTCTTACCGCGAATCTAAATACGAAAAAGGAAGAAAGGTTAGAAGTACAGAAGGAAACTGTCGCTAATTTTGAAAAAATGACCAAAGCAGAACTCGAAACTTATGGTCGAACCATAGGTCTTGAATTAGACAAAAGACATAACAAGGCAGATTTAATAGCTGCATTAGAAAAATTTACCTCCGCTAGTTAATTATGATTGAAGAAAAAGTAATTGAGCAAACATCAGAAACTTCTGCACCAGAAGCTAGTACACCAGCCCCACCTGTAAATGATCTAGCTAAACAGCTACAGGAAGCAAATGAACGTGCTGCAAAGGCAGAAGCATTAGCAGACCAACAACGTAAAGCTGCTGAAGAGGCAGAGCAAAAATTTAAAAATGCCAAGAGCAAAATAGGTCAATATTATGACGATAGAAATAAGGCATTAGAAGATCAGGGAATGTATAAGCCTTTATGGGAAGAGGCAAACAAGACAAATCAGGAAATGCAAAACGAGGTAAACAACCTTAAGCAGCAAATCCAGGATTTACAAAATTCTAATGAAGCTGCGAATACTAAACAGGAAGCATTGGCAGCTATCAGTAATCTTGGAGCTATAAATGCAGAACAAACCTTGTCATTATTACAGGGAAAGTTACAAAGAAACACTGAAGGTAAAGTTGTGGTTCTTAATGGTGGAGTTGAGCAAGATTTTAATACCTATCTCGGCAGTCTCAAAAATCCTGGTAGTGGTTGGGAACATCATTTCAAGCCGAGTTCTGCTGCTGGAATGGGTGCAAAACCAAGTCCAGTTGCAAACGCTGGTGGAGGACAACCAAATCCTTGGAAAACAGGCAATATCACTCAACAAATGCTAATATCAGAACAAGATCCTCAGATGGCAGCTGTGCTGAAACAAGAGGCTCAAAACACTTAAAAAAAAGTATTTTCTGAGATCCGTGATTTAGGAATTTACTATCAAGTCCGTGACTTGAAAAGTGTTACCAAGTCCGTGACTTGGAAATGTAAAACTAACTTCTAAATAAGCCAATGGCTGCTCCGTTTCAGAATTATACTGGCGGTGTCCTATTAGCGGACATCGTTAAAAGAAATAATTTTAGTGCTTACGTTTCTCAAGCTATCAAAGAGCGTAGCCTATTTATACAGTCTGGTGCTGTAGTCCGTAATGCTTTGCTTGATGCAAGTGCAGGAGGAACAAGAATACAGGTTCCAGAATTTAACCCAATCGCACCAACTGAAGAAATCTTGGATGGTACAGGTACTTGGGGAACAAGTGGTGCTGGTTATCTAACACCTCAAAAAATCGGTACAGATACGCAGATTGCAACTATCTGTCATAGAGGTTTTGCTTATGCTGTTGATGACGTAGCTGTATTAGCTGCTGGTGAAGATCCAATGGGTCACATCAGAAATCAACTTGCAGACGCTATCAATAAATTGAACTCTGTTCGTTTATTTGAAACTCTTACTGGTTTATTCCATACTGCTCTTAATGGTCATCGCCTTGAGAAGCAAGTTGGTAGTTCCAGTGCTAGTGCTGAAGCAAACTATCTTACTGCTGCTACTGTTGCAGAAGCTCGTTCTCTTATAGGAGAAAGAGGAGAGGAACTTGATCTTCTTATAGTTCACCCTGCGGTTGCTTACTATCTATACCAGGTAGGTCTATTAACATTCTCAACATCTGCTCTATCAACTGGTGGTTCAGTAACCTGGGGTGGTGGTGGAGTTGGCGTAACTGACAGATCAATCGGTCAGTTCGCTGGTTGCACAGTTGTAATCGACTCTCAGGTAAACATCAACGATCCAACATCTACTGGTAATCGTCAAGAGTTCCGTTGCTACTTAATGAAGTCAGGAACAATTCTTGAAGGTAATCAGTCTGAGTTAGGTATTGAAGCAGAAAGAAACATCTTATCTAAGCAAGATGTTATGTCTGTTGACTACCATAGTGCTTATCACGTTATGGGAACTAAGTGGACAAACGCTGCTGATAACCCTGCTAACTCAGCACTTAGAACAGGATCTAACTGGGGTGTAACTTATGACATCGACCAAATTCCAATGGTTGAAATCTTTGTAAACACACCATTATCCAATGGTTTAAAGTCTTAATTTGTATTAAGATTAATTTGTGGTCATCAAACCTCACCGAATATTGGTGGGGTTTTTTCTTTACGCTACAATAAAACTAAATTACTTTAATAATCGTGGCAGCTACCATAAATGCAACTATAAAAAGTGAAACTGCAAATAGCTATGTCACATTGACAGAGGCTAATAGTTATTTTGAGACAGTACCAGACTCAACGACCTGGGATAATAAAACAGACGATCAGAAAAATAGATCATTGATAGCTGCTACACGATGGATTGATACTTTTGTATATCAGGGCGATAGATGTGACGAAGATCAGGCATTAAAATTTCCTAGAACAAATTATCAAGTAGATAGAGTTGAATTAAGTTGTTCAACTATTCCAAACAATATTAAGTACGCACAATATGAACTAGCCAGGGCATTAGCAAACGATACTGGAGCCATAACTGGCACTACTGGAAAAGATGGTAATTTTTCTGAGGTAAAGCTAGGAGATATTGAAGTTAAATACAATACCGATAGTCAGGGGACAGGATCAATAAATAATATTTTAGATGTTTACCCTTGGTTACAAAGTTATCTTGGAGCGTATATGCTAGGTGGAGCAGGAACTTTCCAACTAAGGGCGGTTAGAGGCTAATGGCAGGACAATTAGATACAGCACTAAAAAACATTGCAAAACAGGTTGTTGCTCAACTTGGCGATTCTTTAGATACAACTATTGTTTACACAAGAAAAGGAGTATCAAGTTATAACAATACAACTGGAGAATACATAACAGTAGATACAAACTATACGATAAAAGTTCCTATTGAATTTGTCAGATCAACTGAAGAGACAGGTTTTCAAGAAAACGTGGCAAGATTATACATAACACCCGATTTGATAGGAGATAATCAACCTTTACTGCAAGATGAAATTACTTTGACATTTTCTGGATCTAGTAGAGGTTGTAAGATAACGAATATTCTTACCCAAAAAGGTGGTCAGGAATATTTATTTAGAGTTGACGTTATTTTCTAATGAGTTTAGTAAACGCACGAGCAGCATTTGAAACCGCAATATTAAATGCGGTAACAGACGCAGATCCTACTGTTTTAGTAGTATTCGACAATATGCCACTAAGCACTCCAGGAAAGAATAAAAAGTATGTCATGGTAAGTTTAGACTTTACACAATCTACAACTCAGCCACAGGGAGCAGCAGTTACTTATTATGCAGGATCTATAAGATGTGGAATTATGACACCACCACACAAGGGAAGTGCGGAGGCATCGGCAATAGCTGAAACAGTTATTACTGGTCTTGTTTCTGTCAATGCTTCTAGCTATACAGATACATTTTCTGTAAGTCCGAGAGTTTCAGCAATAGAGGGGCCAACTTCTGTAAATGTTGAAGAAGATAGTCATTATTTAGCTGTTGTAAGCTGCGATTTTACTGCTAATGCCTAGAGATTTTAAAAAGCATTTTACTAAAGATTTAGGAAAGGCAATAACTAAGGGAAGAAAAGAGGTTGCAAAAACAGTAACTCGTTCTCTAATCGAAAAAGGTCCGTGGTGGACAGGAACATTTGGAGAAAACTGGATAGTATCAAAAAGTCCTGTACAGGCAACTAAGAAAAGAAAACCAGACTTTCCACATTATTTGATACCCGATCCAACAGCCAGGCAAATAAAAAATCCTAGAGTACCGAATGTAACATTAAATCAAGATTTATTTATTGGAAACAGGGCTAAGTATGCTGGCTTTGCTATTAACGCTCCAGGTCAAACAAGACCCAGTATTAGTGGTCAAGAAGTAACTTACGCCCAACATGGTCAACAGTTCACTTTAACTTCTACAGGAGGACCAAATTGGTACAATATCTATACGAAAGGTGGTCTTATCAACAAAGATATAGCATTAGCGTTTAAAAAGGTTGGCTTTAGGTAATAAAGTAGTAGTATAGTAGATGAATATACTAATTTATTTTGTATGCCTACAGATAGAGCAATCGACAAGCTAAGAAAAGCATTTAGCATAAACGAAAAGAGTAGTTATCCCATTTATAAAAATGGAGAGCTAATTTTAAAAGTGTATTGGACACCTTTAACTATTGCAGATAGAGACTCCATAAATGCTACTCTAATGAGAGCTAACAAAGGACAGGAAGAGGGTAATTTAGATTTTGCACTCCAGGTAATAATCAATAAAGCTGAAGATCAAGATGGAAAAAAACTGTTTGCTGAAGCAGATAAGGCAAGTTTAAGAAGAGAAATACCTTTAGCTGTACTCTTGGAACTTATGACAAAAATGCAGGAGGTGGGCGAGGAGGCAACCCCTGATGCCGTAAAAAGCACAACTTGATAAAGACAATTATTTATACTTACAATTTTTTGTTGCAGAAACTTTAGGAATTACTTTAGGTCATTTACAAAAGAACATGACCATAGAGGAACTGTATGCCTGGAACGCATATTTTACGTTGAAAGGAGAGAGGGAAGAAAAAGCGTATGAAGATATGAAAAAGAAAGCTCAATATCGTAAGGTACGCTAAACTAAATGTAATGTTTTATCGAGATTAGTGGCATCTAATTACGAAGTTAATATAAAACTGAATACCAGGACTGTTAATAAGCAGCTAAATAATCTTGAGAAGCGTATATCAAAGTTAAATAAATTAGCTCAAGGTGGAAGAGCAAGTAGAACAGTATTACAGAATGAAAAACACAAGATTGATTTAGCATCAAAACGATTACAGATAGAAAACAGAAATTTAAGAGCTAAACAAAGACAATTACAAGTAGACAGGCAACAATTAAAAGTAGAAAAACAAACTGCTGCTGCTGTAGAAAAGCAAACTAGATCAGTTAGGGCTGGAGTCGGTAATACAAAACCAATGGGTCCAAGTTCTCCTCTAAACTTTACAAATCAAGGTACGTTACTTCCTGGCCCTCGTTTGGGAGGATCAACTGGTGGAGCAAGAACAGGGCAGGGGGGAAATCGTTTTGCTGGTGCTGCTAGTAGTGCAATAATTTCTGGTGCATTTCCTTTGTTATTTGGTCAAGGACCTTTTGTTGGTGCTGCTGGTGCATTAGGTGGTGGACTAGGATCATTATTTGGTGGTCAGATGGGAGGCTTTGCAGGAGGTTTAGCTGCTACTTCCATTGCAACACCCATACAACAACTCGGTATAGAAGCAGCAAAATTAGGTCAGGCACTCGATCCAGCGACTAAAAATGTAGAGGCACTTACCGCAGCATTAGGAGTAACTGGAACTGAATTTGAAAAACAAATTGCAGTACTTACAAAATTAGGAGATGAGGAGGCAGCTTTCGAGTTAGCGAGACAAAAAATGATAAATCTAATAGGACAAGGTGGTGTAGATAATATGACTAAATTTGGACAGGAAGTGACAGAGTTAGGAAACAATTTTACAAAAGTTATGACATTGATGAAGAACTCAATGGCTAACTTCATACAAAATTCTGGTATTTTACAACTTCTTGCTACTACTGTTGAGAGGTCCGCTTTAATAGGTCAAGCGGAAGCCTCTGGCAGCACCTTAGATACAGTAGAAGGTAGAAGATTAAATGAATTAGTAGGAAAAAGAAAAAACCTAACTACTATTTTTGGTAAAGATGCTTTAAGTGATAAGGACAGAGGTAATCTCGCAATAGACATTTTAGGTAAAGACAAGGGATCAGGTTTATTTGGTCTGCCAAGTGTTAAAGATGTACAAGACGCAAAAAAACTTTTAGAAGATGAAATTGTAGCGTTACAGAAAAAAATTAATTTAAAAAATACCGAAGCCGAGGCCGATGCAATGATTGAAGCGATACAAAAAGCTAGGGTTAAAAATTTAGACAAAGAAATAGAAATGCTGGAGCGTAGTTTAACTATGACCTCCGAGGAATTTGAAATAGAAAAACAAATTGCTGAAATGAAAGAAGAAGGAGAGATAAAAGATGAAGATGCAATAAGAAGAAAACTACAAAGAATACAAACTTTAACCGAAGAAAAAAAATTAGCAGAACAAACAGCAGCAGCTTTTGACAGAATGGCTCAGTCAATAGCTACAGATATAGCAGACGGGATACAAGGCATGATTCGTGGAACTTCAACATTGAACGATATGCTGAATAATGTATTAAATAAACTTATAGATGCTGCATTTAACATGGCACTATTTGGAAATATGCAAGGCACATTAGGAGGCGGAGGATTATTTGGCTCGATACTTGGTGGACTTGGAGGATTATTTGGCCCAGGACCAACCATGGGAGGAGCAGGATATTTTGATCCAATAACAGGTAAAGGCATAGCAGGACCGAACTTTGGTCTAGCTAACGGAGGTATAGCCAGAGGAAGAAAAACTCATTTAGTTGGAGAGCGTGGACCAGAATTATTTACACCTGGAGTTACGGGTACAATTACACCGAATCATGCTCTTGGCGGGTCTACAAATGTTGTAGTAAATGTAGATGCTTCTGGATCTTCTGTTGAGGGAGATCAAGAGCAAAGTAGAGAACTTGGTCGTCTTATCTCAGTTGCAGTACAATCTGAAATAATACAACAGAAAAGACCAGGAGGATTACTTGCATAATGGCTACGTTTCCCTCAATAAAGCCTACTTACGGGCAAAGAAAAAGATCCGCACCATTAACTAGAACTGTTCGCTTTGCTGATGGCTATGAACACCGCATATTATTTGGCCTCGCACAACATCAAAATCCAAAAGAATTTAGTCTTACTTACGAAGTATCGGAAACGCAAGCAGATGAAATAGAAACCTTCCTTGATGCCCGTGCAAATGATAGTGCTAGTTTTGATTTTGCTGAAGGTTTTTTACCTGAAGAAACTGCTGCAAACTTTAAATTTGTTTGTGAAAACTGGAGTAAGTCGATACCATATAACAATAGAGCCACAATTCAAGCAACTTTTAGACAAGTATTTGAACCAGCATCATAATGTCAGTAAACGCATCAGTATTCAGCAGTCTGCAAGACATAAATCCGTCAGCAATAATTGAACTATTCACTCTTCAATTATCAACTGCATTGCATGGTGCAAATACAATTTATAGATTCCATGCTGGCAGTAATCTTAATGCTAACGGACAAATAGTTTGGAATAGTAACGCTTACCTTAGATTTCCTGTACAGGCAACAGGTTTTGCTTTTCAGAAAGGGCAGCTACCTAGACCAAAAATAAGTATTAGTAATGCAACAGGGTTAATTTCAGCAATACTTTTATCTGTTAATGAGACAACAACTGGTAATGATTTAACAGGAGCTACAGTAACTAGAATTAGAACACTGGCTAAATTTATTGATGCTGTTAATTTTGCCGATGGAACAAATGCAACTGCCGATCCTACTGCTGAGTTTCCTCAAGAAGTGTACGCAATAGATCGCAAGTCAACAGAAAATAGAGAAGTTGTTGAATTTGAACTTGCTGCTCCTACAGATCTTGCTGGTGTAAGGATTCCTAAACGTCAATGCACTCGATCCATCTTCCCTTCTATTGGTACGTTTGTTCAATGAGTTGGAAATATAAAGCACTACTTCACGCTCAACGAGAAGATCCAAAGGAATCTTGTGGTTTGTTGTTAAATATAAAAGGTAAAGAAAGATATTTTCCTTGTCGTAATCTTTCAATGACAGAGCATCAATGTTTTATCATTGACCCAAAAGATTATGTAAAAGCAGACAATACAGGAGAAATTGTTGGAGTAGTTCACAGTCACCCCATCACCCCACCTAATCCTAGTCAGGCAGATAAGATTAGCTGCGAAGATAGCAATTTACCCTGGCATAT